TATTCACTTGGTAAGAACCTATTTACTGGAGAACGAATCGCCAAGGTTGAAGGTGAGTTTGGTGCTCTAAAGGAACTATCAATCGGAAGGATTCGTGTTACTACTCCAGAAGGTGAAGTAATCATTGCTAATCCACTTCTTTCTGACCTTGGTACAAGAGTTGACGGTAAGGATGTATTCAAGACATCACGCCTTGGAGAACTTGTAAACATTGAGTTACAGAAAATGGGTATTACCGAGACAGACATTCAGATGTTTATGAAGACACTTGATACCAATCTAGGATTAGGTGGACCTTTGTGGGCTGATGTTCCTGAGAGATACCAGCAGATTGCTGACAAGATTGCAGGTGCTATCAAGGATACTCACTCTAAGTTGCCTAAAGATGTCAAAGACTTTATTACTCGTTCTGAGCAATCACTAAAGAAACTGGGTAAGCAGAAAGATGCTGACCAGGCTATGAATGCCCTACATGCAACACTTGGTGTTGATAGAGCCAGCCTTCTTTCTACCACTGAAGCAGTAAAGAGCAGACTTGTACAGGTTGGAACTCTTATTCAGAAACTTGAAGAAGGACTTGTAAAGGCAAACAAGAGACTTGAAACTCGTGCTGCTCAGGTAAAGGCTGGAAAGATTATTCGTATTCCTTCCACTACTGGTGACATTGACATTCACGGAGTAAGATTTGACGCTGCCCTTGCTGGAGATGCTGGAAGTATTTCATTGGCACAACTAAAAAAGGATGCAGCAGATGCTCGTGTATTTGATGCACACCGCCCATACGGTGGAACTATTGAAAGAGCAGTAATCAAGCCAGGAGAGCCACAGTATTGGGATGCTTGGGCTAACCTATTGAACCGTGATTTCCGTTTCAATGGCAACCTAGACCCAGTTATTGAACTAATCATCCGTGGTAGATACAAGTTTGGAAATGGCTATGGTAGCGATGAAAAGATTTCTGAAGGTATTCGCTCATGGATTACTGACACACTTGAAGGTCAGAAGTATGCAGACGCTGTTGGTATTGGCAAGAAGTATCTAAATGAAGATGACATTGCTTTGCTTGCTCGTAAAGATGCTGTAAAGACTGAGGGTATTTCAGTTGATGACTTCATTGAAGAAAACCTATGGAGCGTAGAAAACCACATTGGAATCATTCCTAGTGAAGGAGAGATTGAAGAAGGTTTTGTTGGCGTAAACACTATTGCTGAGAAGTTGCTGAATAAAGAACTTGTTACTCCATCTGACTTGGCAGAGTTTCGTATTGGTGGAGATGTTCGTCTAGATGAAGGTTATGGTGTAAAGAGTCTTCCAGACATTTGGGCTTCTAAGGCTAACCCTAAGTACAACAAAGAATACAAGGCTAAAGTTGCCAAGGTATTCAATGACTACAAGAGAATCACAACCGAATCATCTCAGGTATACCTATTCCAAACTCCACTATTTGCTGAGGCTTATCGTAGAAGTTTGACTGAACAACTAGAACGCTTCAAGGTTTCTCGTGGTCTAAGAGATGACCAACTGAAACTTACTGATGCACAGCGTATCCTATTTGAAAAGAGAGCAAGAGCATCTGCTTTGAAGGAAACTCAGAAGTGGATTTACTCGTTTAGAGATGGTTCAACTAAGTTTGAAGAGGCTCTACGCTTTATTGTTCCATTCGCTAATGCTCAGATTTTTACTATCCGTTCACTATACCGCTCTGCAACTGACCAACCGTTGAAGTTGGCAAGACTTGTTTACTTCCTAAACAAAGAAAACCACAGCATTCAGTGGGTAGACCAGAACGGTATCCCAGTTGGATTTGATGAAGTTGACAAAGATGGTAAGCGTAAGGCTGTAGCAACCAAGATAAACCTACCTCCATTTGCTGTTGATGCAATCAATAAAGTATTTGGTCTAGAAGGAAACACTGGAGTACAACAGATTCTATGGAGCAGACAGTCGCTTGACCCTGTATTCCAAGGTAACTATGGAAAGAACCCATTTGGTATTCCAGGTGTTGAACTTCCATTTGAGACTCCAAACCCATTCAACGGATTCAGTCTTCTTCCAGGACTAGCCATTGGTTTATCAGAGTTGTCTAAGGCACAGGCTGATGACCCTAACTCATTTAGCAGATGGCTAACCAAGACATTCCCACAGTTGCAACCTTATGGTCCTTCTGCAACTCCAGGTTCTGTAGACATTCTAAGTCCTGGTGGAATCCTAAATGTAATCCCAGGTCTAAACAAGGTAGCAAATGCTGCTCAATGGGAGAAGACCGTACTAGAAACAGCACAGTTCCTAACTGGTGCTTTGATAAATGGTGACTGGGAAGTTCCAAAAGATTCGTCTTTTGCTAAAGAACTAGAGAGCCACGCAAATGGTTTGTTCTGGATACAGTCTCTTTCTGGATTCTTTGCACCAGTTGCTACTCAATACGACACCATTGGTGACATTGCGAGAAAGACTTGGAAGGCATACCTAGACTCTGCACAGCAAGAGTATGATGCTAACCCAACTAAGTGGAAAGAAAAGTACGGAGACAGTATTCCTTACACTGTTGCTCAGAGTAGATTCCTCACAGACAATCCTGAGATGTTCTTTGCCACGGTAAGACAGAATGACCGTAAATACAACCAGAACATTACTCCAGATGCCCTATCTCGTATTCGTAAATACAAGCCAATACTTGACGAGGTTCTGAGTGTTCAGGAAAATACAAATCTCTCTGACAAGTACACAAGAGAAACCTTGAGTTTTATTGTCAATGAACAATGGAACCAGACTGGAACAACCCAGTTTGACCAGACTGTTTGGAACACAATGATTAGCGAAGGCTACATCAACAAGGTAACTCCTGAAGAAATCCAGAGAGAAGTCTACTTGGCTAAGGCTAATGCTATGTATTGGAATACAGGCGTTGACCTACCAGATGGTACACATGTCTATAGCAAGAACGAGATTGACCTTCTAAAGGACGAGAACGGTATCTTGCCAGATGGAACAAGTGCTGCTGCTGCAGAAGACAGACTGAAGAGGTCTATTGCTAACTATGCACAGCCAGAAGTTGCATCAGTGTACTCAGAAGAAGTTATCAATCCAGACCCACAAAAGTACGACACTAACTTTAGAATCTGGAACCAGATAATGCAAGGAGATAATGGTGAAGGAAACACCTACTCCGAATGGTGGCGTGACCACACAGATAAGGGCGGTATTAGACACCCTCTTATCAACAACATCACAAACTTCCTTATCTATCGCAAGGGTGTATCAAATAGATTGAACAACCTTGGTAATAGAACAGGCGTGTATAGGCTAAGTGCTTATCCACAACTACAAACCGAATACCGAAATCAAGTCAGCCTTATGCGTCAAGACCCTGACTTTGACCTTTGGTATTACACTTTCTTTGAAGGAGATACAGTAAACTAATGCCTACAGAAATCAGAACTAGCGGTACTGGCGGAAACGATAATCCAGACCCAACCCCACCAACAACGGAACAACCTATTGGTTCGTTCACCTATACCGTTACCACAATAGTCAACGGTAAACCAGTAACAAAAAAGTATACCAAGACCAACATAGAATGGCGTGATGCTTGGGATACTTTCACTGACACACAGAAAGAGCAGATTCGTAAGGCTCTTATCAACTCAGGATACTTTGAGCCTACCCTTACTCTTGCAACTGCTAAAACAGCGTGGTCAGACATTACCCTTTGGGCTGCTCAAGAAGCAAACGCATCTGACCTGGGTTCCAAGTGGAATCTAAATGACAACCTAGGTGGTATGGGTGCTGGTGTTGGACAGCAACCTAATGCTTACCTAACCTATGGAACCGTGCTAACTAAGCCACAGGATACAACAGGTGAAACTCAATCTAGAAAGAATGCTTATCTAGAACTCAAACAGTTCATTTACGATAACGGAATCGTTCTTTCTGACAAGGGTCTACAGGACTACGCAAAGTTGGTTGGTATGAAGCCAAAAGACATTGTTGTTCTACAAGATGGTAAGAAGACTGGCGAGACTATTCTTCAAGACCTAGCGAAGAAGGTTGGTTTCGGCAAAGATGGTTCTGCCACAACCGTTGATGCAGTAAAGCAGTACCTAAGAAACACTTATGTTCTTCCTAAGTACGCTGGATTTGCTGATGAAATCAAGGCTGGTTACGACATTCGTGACATTGCTAACGATTACATCCAGATGGTTGCTCAGAATCTTGAGTTAGACCCAAACAGTATTGACCTAAACGACAGCATTATTCAACAGGCTCTTCGTCCTGCCAAGAATAAAGATGGTTCTTTTGCTTACATTAGTTACACTGACTTCCAAAACAATGTAAAGAAAGATGCTCGTTGGGCTACAACAAAAAACGCAAAGGCATCAATGTCAGATTTGGCTGCCAAAATACAGAATGCGTTTGGATTTTAGGAGATAGATTATGGCTGATTTAGACATCAATAACGATGGAACGGTATCTCCAGCAGAAAAGGCTGCGGATACCAATAAGAACAATAGCCTTGAGCCAAATGAACTGGCTTCATACGCTGAACAACAGTCTGCTTACGATGTTGTTGTCAACATGTTCAACAATGTTGGAGCACCTGAACTGGGACAGTGGCTTGCTCAGGCTATCAAGGGTGACCCATCACTACTTGACAAACAGAACGAACTGTTCTCAATGCTTCAGGATAGTGACCCATACAAGAAACGCTTTGGTGGGCTAGTCCAACTTAGGGACTATAACAAGAAGAACCCTACAAACCCTGTGTATGTACCTAGCGAGGCACAGTATCTTGCTACTGAAACTCAGATGAAAGACATTCTAAAGCCAGTTTCTGACATGTATAAAGACAACATCAATACTGTAGTAGCCAACCTTATTGGTAATCAGATTTCTCCTGCTGAACTACAGACTCGTGTTGTTATTGCAAACAACTGGGTAATGAATACTGACCCTAATGTGAAGAACGCTCTAAGAGAGTATTACGGTATTGATGACAGCCACCTACTTGGCTATGCCCTAGACCCAGAAACAGGAACTGCTCAGATTCAGAAGGTTGCTGGTGCTGCAGAACTAGGTGCTCAGGCTCTATCAAGTCAGGTACAGTTGACAGCACAAGAGAGCGAATCTCTATTGAAGCAACTTACTTCTAGTGGTCAGGCTCCAGACATGCTTGCTGCTGGTCAGATGGCTGCAGGTAAACTACAGGACATCACTGCTGGTATCTCTACTTCGTATAATCCTAACGCAGGAACTCTTGTTGGAACCCAAAGATTAGCAGGTATTGAAGGCACAAAACTTGGAACTGCTGAAGTTCTAGGTGCTGCTCTAGGAGTAGACACTGCTGCTGCTACCAAGGTTGCTGGTCTAAAGTCTCGTGAAAGAGCGAGATTTGAGGGTACTTCAGGTGGTACAAATGTTCTTCAAGAACAGGTGTCAGGAACAGTATAGGTTGCCCCTATACTCCTTATGAAGACAACTTCATAGTATTCCATGTGGACCTGCCAGCCCCACAGGATAATAAGTCTGGTAGTAAGAGCGAATGGTTCTTCCCCTGGAACCCTTCTGGCTTGCGATAAATCTATTTAGGGAGTTCATAAATGAATGAAAATGTAAATGAATACGACTCAGACAATGAGTATGGCGAGACTCCTGATGCTAACAAAGGCAAGGGATTACGAGCCCAGTTAGAGTCAGTTCTCGCAGAAAAGCGAGCCTTGGAAGACAATCTTCTAAAGGCACAATCTGAACTGCGTGAGCGTAGTATCTCAGACACATTGGCTTCATTAGGCGTAAATGCCAAGGTTGCCAAGTTTATCCCAGAAGGTGTGAATGATAAAGATTCCATCGCAAAGTGGATAACAGATAATGCGGATGTCTTTGGCATCCAAACTGGAGGCAATCAGGTAGTTGCTCCACAGCCTACAGTAGACCCATCTATTGTGGCTGGAACAGCAAGGCTCAACTCGTTGAGTTCTGCTGCTCAAAGTCCTAGCAAAGTCCAAGACATAGAAGCAAGGATTGCCAATGCTACAAGCAAGGCAGAACTTGAGGCTCTATGGGCTGAAGCAAGGGCTTACTTACTCTAATAATCTATTTATTGAAAGGTCGTGATTAGTATGGCTGCTCCATACACCGATTCCGCAACGCTTACCGCACTGGTAACCGCTGCTTACGACCGCCAGGTTCGCCTCTCACTACGCTCAGTTCCTATGTTCCGTAGTGTGGCAACCGTAAAGGTGGTTGACCAAACACACCCAGGTTCATCTGTGGCATTCCTTATCCACGGTGACCTATCTCCTGCTACTGCAACTCTGTCAGACAACATGTCTACTGCGTCAACAAACGGTACATCTATCAATGCTCCGACAAATGACCCAACAGGTGCTGTACTTAGCAACCCAACCTCAGTTACCGTTACTCTAAACGAGTACGGAAACTTCACTGTTGTTACAAAGGCTCTTCGTGAGTTTGCTTTGGACAACAACCTAGATGGTAACATCGCAAATGTTATCGCCTATAACCTTGCCAACTCTGTTGACATTGTTATCCGCAACATCCTTGTAGGTACTGACAACAACATTACTTCTCAGGTTGTTACTTCAAACAGCAACTACATCAAGCCAGTAAAGCGTTCATACTCTGAACTGTTGCGTCTTGGAACTGGTACTTCTGTATCATCTTCTACCACTACAATCACTGTTGCATCAACTGTAAACCTAAAGGTAGGTATGACCTTCTCTGTAGTTGCAGGAACTGGTGTTCTTGCTGCAGGTGCTGCTGGTAACACCATCGCTACTATTGCTTCTGGTACTACCTTCACTGTTACTACTGCTCCAACCACTGCTCTATCAGGTGCTACCCTTGCATTTGACACCAACTACTTCCTAGAAGCATCTGGTGCATCAACTGCTGGTTCGCTAAGTTCCTTGGGAACCCTGACTGCTAAGGATGTTCGTTGGGTAGTTGCTCAGTTGAGAGCAAACAATGTTCAGACTGTTGACGGTCAGAACTATGTTGCATTCATCCACCCAACCGTGGCTGCAGACTTCCGTGCTGAAACATCATCTTCTGGTGCTTCTGCAATCTGGGCTGCTCCACACACTTACAGTGAGACAAGCAACATGTACGCTGGTGAAATCGGAACCTTTGAAGGTGTCCGTTTCATTGAGACACCTCGTGTCCCTGCAATCGGTAACACAATCGTTGCTGTAAAGAACGGTACTGCTCAGAACTCAATCACTGCAAACGCCTACACCACATTCGTTATGGGTGCAGACGCTCTAGCAGAGGCTGTTGCTGAAGAGTTCCACATCGTTGCAGACGGTACAATCGTTGACCCACTAAAGCGTAGAATGGCTCTTGGTTGGTATGGTGTTGCTGGATGGAACCTATTCCGTGCAGAGGCTCTATACGCTATCAAGTCAACCACTAACAACGCTTAGTAGTTACTTGTAGTCTGTAAAGACACCTAAGATTAGGGGTCCTGGTCTTTAGGGATTGGGACCCCTTTTCTTCTTAGTAGGAAGGAATAGGAAAACATGACACTAGATGAATACAATGAAGCAGTTGCCTCTGGGGTAACAACATTCAATGTTTATTATGTCAATACCTATACAGGTCTTGGCAAACATCGCCTATTCCAAGAAGGCACATACAGTGTTGCTGGTGATGTCCTTATTTTTCCTGACAATAGCGTATTGATTTCTCCACAAGAAACATACGACCCTTATTATTCAACTGCTTCTACAGTTATTAGGTTTGCTGATGGCAGACCAACTGTTGGCATTGAAGATGCACAGAAGATAGTAGATGCTGGCTATGTATCTGTGCTTACTCTGACATACGAAGAGTATGATAATGGCACAGCATCCACAAACTTTACTGGTGTAGAGGTTATTGAAGGTGGACTTTCAAATACTAACTACACTGGCATTGAACTTATTACAGGTGGTGTTGCATAATGGCAATCAAAAGATTACAACTGAGGCGAGACACAGCCTCCAACTGGACAAGCAATAACCCTACTCTTCTTGCTGGAGAGATGGGTGTTGAAACAGACACAGGCAAGTTCAAGATTGGTAATGGTTCATCTACTTGGACTGCTCTTTCTTACTCTTCAGGTCCTGCTGGTCCTACTGGGGCAACTGGTGCTACTGGAGCCACTGGTGCTGCTGGCACAAATGGAACCAATGGTCAGGGTGTTCCTAGTGGTGGTACTACTGGACAACTTCTAAAGAAGAACTCTGGAACTAACTACGACACAACTTGGGTTGACCAATCAACCATTGTTGCTGGCGACACTACGAAAGTTGCAGGTGTGACGGTTTACATCCAAACCAATGACCCTGGTGCTGTTGGGGCTGGCAAGATTTGGGTCCAGACTGTATAAGGAGATTAGGTTATGGCTATAAAATACACTGGCACTAACTCTGGCTCCGAGCGTGTAGGTTATTACACAAGAACTTCAACAGTTCAAAATGTGAGGGTATCACCTACAGTCCCTGCTGCCTCTGATGGTAACTACTACATTCGTTTAGCAAGTCTTTACTGGGCTGTTCGTGCATTTGACTTAGGTTTATCTGGAGCACCTGCTGGTCTTTGGGCTAAGGTAGGTATCTCTGGTGGTGGACTTGGTTCTGCTGTCACATCTTCTTTAGTACAACTTGCTGATGGTGCTGGTAGCACAGGTTCTGTATCATCAGTAAACTTTCCACTTACAGATACAAATGTCCAGTTGACCACTGGTGACTTTACTCTTACTCTAAATGTTTACACCAACTCTGGTGGAACTACACGACCTGATAACACATTCAATACTGCTGATGATACTCGTATGGGTCTCAACTCTGGTGTATCTGGAGACTACTATGGCGGTTATTCTTACTACACAGTTCCTACCGCACCAACTAGCCTTGCTGCTGGAACTGTAACTGACACAAGCGTTGCACTATCTTGGACCGCCCCAAGCGATAATGGTGGAACTGCAATAACTGGGTATCGTATTGAATACTCAAGCGACAACTTTGCAAATACAACTGTTGCCAATACAACTGGTACTGGAACATCTACAACTGTTACTGGACTTACATCAAGCACTTCATACAAGTTCCGTGTCTATGCTAAGAACGCTGTAACTAATGCTGGCTCATTTTATTCTGCTGTATCAAATACTCTTACTCAATCAACCAACGCTACCGTTACTGCTCCATCTGCTTCGGTTATTACACCAACAGTAAACTCAGATACTTCTATTTCGTTATCTTGGACTGCCTCAACAGACAACGGTAATGGTGGAACAATCACCTATAAGTTGTATCAGAAGTCTGGTACTGGTTCTTATGCTCTTATCTATGGTCCTGCATCAAGCCCAAGGACTTATACATCTACTGGTCTATCTGCTTCTACTACTTACACATACAAAGTAGAGAGCATCAACAATACTTACACCACAACTTCTGCTGAAGTAAATGCAACAACACAGGCTGCCAAGACTGTACCTGGTGTTCCTGTTCCAACTACTGGAACTATTACTGGAACAAGCGTTGTCTTGAACTGGTCTGCTGTCAATGATGGCAATGACCCTCCTGTGACTTACTACATTGAAAAGGAGGATACCTTCAATGGTGGAACTTATACGCAGATTGCTACAACAACATCTCTCACATACACTGCATCTTCTCTTACAGGCAGTACTGATTATCGTTTCCGCATTCGTGCTGGCAACGCTAGTGGGTATTCTGGCTATGGGTCTGTTGTTGCGACAACTCTAGCAATACCTGTTTGGGTAACTACAGTAATGAATGTGGGAACTGTTTCAGTTGCCTATTCACAAACTCTAAACGCTACAGGTGCTACTTCTTATTCTGTTCAGTCTGGAACACTACCTGCTGGACTTTCTCTAAACACATCTACTGGTGCAATCACTGGTACTCCAACAACCAACGGTACATCAAACCTAACCTTCCGTGCTACAAATGCTAATGGCTCTGCTGATTTTATTACCTACATCTCTATTGGTCAGGCTACAGCAGTCAAGGTTCGTAATGCTGGTAATACCGCTTGGGTTCCTGTGACTGCAACTAAGGTTCGCAACTCTACTAATACTGGATGGTCTGTAGTTAGCGGTGTATTTATTCGTAATGCTGGAAATAGTGGGTGGACAAACCTTGGCTAGTATTCCTGGAAAGAGTGAAGCATTTGACCTACGCAATCGTAAGTCCACATCAGTTATCGCTGCTACTGCAAGCGGTATTCTTCCTGCTGGTGGTGCTACTGGTACTATCCTTACAAAGAACTCTGCTGCAGATTATGATGTTGTTTGGGCTGCCAATACCGCTATCCAAAAGGGTGATGGTATCTTTGTTCAGATTAGAAACAACACAGGTGTAACTCTAACTAAAGGTCAGATTGTCTATACAAATGGTGCTACTGGTGCTAAGGTAACTGTTGCTCTTGCTCGTGCCAACTCAGATGCTACATCTGCAAGAACACTTGGATGGATTTCTGAAGACATTCTTGTAAATGATAATGGATGGGTACAGATTGAAGGCTATCTCTCTGGTGTTGATACATCTGCTCTAACTGATGGTGCTCAACTTTATCTATCTCCTACAACTGCTGGTGCTTATACAACTACCAAACCTGTAGCACCTGACCACATGGTTTATGTAGGTGTAGTTGCTAAGGCTGCATCTGCTGCAGGTGGAGGGGCTGTCCTAATCAAGGCACAAAACGGATACGAGTTGGACGAACTCCACAATGTGTCAAATACTTCATTAGCAAACCTTGATGTTCTTTCTTATGAATCATCTACAAGCCTTTGGAAGAATAAATCTTTAGCAAACGCTGGTATTGCTGCTGCTTCACATACACATGGAAACATAACCAATGATGGAAAGATTACAACATCTGTAACTCTTGGCTCTACTCCAAAGTTTGTTATTACTGATTCTTCTACAAATGCCCTTGGTATTTATACACCAACTGGAACTGCTTCTGCTACAACATTCCTTGCTGGTAATGGTACTTGGGCTACACCTGCTGGTTCTGGTCTTCCAACAACTGGTGGAACTATGACTGGTTCTATTACACTGCGTTCATCTGGTGGAACTGGTGCTGGAACTGCTCCGATTTATTTTGGTAACTCTGGAACTCTTGGTTTATTAGCAACACCAATACCAGGTGCTATTGAATATGATGGTATTGCTCACTACGCCACTCCAGAAAACAATACTGGAACTGCTACATCTGGTCGTGCTTTGATTACAACTCCACATGAGATTATCTTCTCAAGTGGTCCAGACTTTTCTGCAAGCGGTGCTGCTGTAAGCATTATTGATGGTGCCACTAAGGGCATCACACTTCTTGCTGGTATGACCTATGAGTTTGAACTTCACTGTGCTTTGAGATACCAATCATTTGGAGATACAACTACTGCACTAAACATTGGTTGGAATACAAGCACGGTATCAGGAACACCAACAGTTGCATGGACAGAGTATCTTGAATACGCCAGCAACACTACAGGTTTTACAACTGCTGCTGCTTTGAACACATTGAGAAGAACTACTGGAACATTCCAGATTGCTACATCTCCAGGTGCTTCTGGTTCTCGCTATGTAATCTACAAACAAAAGGGTTTGCTAAAGGTTACTGGTTCTGGGTCAATCAAGTTCTATCCAACATTGGCTGGAACTGCTTCAACCGTAAATGTTCCCACATACCAAGGCGATTCATTCTTCAAAGTTACTCCATTGGGTAACGGAACAGTATCTCAGATTGGAGCATGGGCATAATGAATGAAATAAAAGACTTATTAGCGTCATGGGAAAATGATGGCTATAACAATCCAGATGGATTGAAATCTGCTTGTGAAGCAATCAAACTACTGATTGCCGAAGTAGAACAACTACAAACAAAAATACAAATCCTTGAAGGAGGAAACTAAATGCTAAAACTATGGAAAGAAATCCTAAAGCGTTCTATCGCTCTCGTAATCCTAAAGGTTAGCGGAACACTGGCTGCTGGCTCCTTGTTCGGGGCAGGAGTATGGACTTCCGTATCTATCGCTGTATTCATTGGTTTGATGGAGATTGCTGAATCACTATCTCGTGCATACATCGTAGATGGAGAACTAAACGCTGCAGAAGTAAACACTGCATTTGCATCTTATGCTGAGGCAGACGCTGCAAAGAAAGAGGAGTCAGATAAATAATGGCTACCTTTGAAAACTTGGTAGAAGAAGTTCTATTGAAACTGGAAGGCTATAGTGCTGACCAGGGTATCTATGGAACTCTTACTAACTCAATCACAAGCACTGACACTACATTCCTTGTAGATGGTGCAATCGTAAACAACGACAACTCTGGTTTCTCAACTGGTCTTATTGAGATTGACGAGGAACTAATCAACTGTCGTTACATCAATACTGTAACTGGTGAGTTTTCTGGAGTCCTTCGTGGCTTCCGTTCATCAACTGCTACTGCTCACGATGCTGGAACTATTGTTCGCAATAATCCTAAGTATCCAAGGGTAGCAATCAAGAGAGCCATCAATGACACTATTGAACAACTACACCCACACATCATGGCTATCAAGAAGACAGAGATTTATCTTGTTGGTGGTCAGATTCAGTATGACTTACCAGAAGATGCCAATGGCGTTATCTCTGTACAACTAGAAGAACTAGGTGCAACCAATAGTTGGACTGACCTAAAGTACTGGAGATTTGACAGCACTGGTGCAAGTAACTCAAGCACTGGAAAGATTATTGACATTCCTGGTGGATGGGCTGGACGCAGAGTTCAGGTAGTTTACACAGTATTACCAGCAACTTTAGAAACAGGAAACACTTTCGGTCTTACTGGCTTGCCAGACTGGACTAGGGAACTTGTTGTTATAGGTGCTTGCTGGAGAGTCGCATCGTTTGTTGAATCTGCAAACCTTGCTAGTGGAACAGTTGGTCAACTTGCTGGTCAACAGACAAACCTATCCAAGTACTTCTTGGGTATGTACTCTCAACTTCTTTCGGAAGGCGAGGCTCGTCAACGCTTGGAGTTCCCAGTGCGTAGACACTTTGTTTATTAGGAGATTTTATTATGACTTTAGCCACATGGAACGATACAGGAACTAATCAATACGATTACGCTATTGGTGGGTTACCATTCCTATCTGCTGTAGATGGAGTAAATAATCTGTATGTGCGAGAATCAGCACAGGTACAGAAGCAACAGTTTGATAATGCCAGACAAGTAGGTGAGCAATCTCTACAAGCATGGTGGTATCGTAGCCAAGCATCTTTTGATTTAGGTGCAGGGCTAAAGTATTTTGACATCGTTCGTGAAGAAGACTACAACCGTAGATTCTATGACAACAAAGGTGTTGATGTTCTAGACAAGATTGGTGAAGTCAAACTTCTACCTCGTGTTCAACAGAGAACCGCTAAGTCTGTTGGTGAATACAAGTATCCATCAATGGTTGCTTCGTTTGACTTTGAGTACATAGTTTCTGGTGTTCCAACTAGATACTACGGATACATTTTTGTAAAGAACAACACAATCTACATGCGTTCTAATGGTCTAGATAAAGGTCCTTTCACACATCTAAATGGTGCAACTGCCAAGCAGATTATTGACATTGAGATTGAAGGCGAAACACTTTACTATGTTGCACAAGATGGTATCTTCTCACTAAACCTATACACACTACAGGGAACTGCTGCTGGTAGCATTACCGCTATTCGTACAACTATTACTGACTTTACTGTTGGTGGTTCAAGTATTACTGTAAACGCTTCTACTGCTGTAACTGGTAAGTCTTTCTCATACAACATTGAGCGTTGCAAGGATAGATTGTTCTTCATTTACCAGAATGTGATTTATCAAAGTCCTGATTCAACTACCCCAACATCAAACACAACTCGCTTATACGCACATCCAAACACTACATTCCACTGGACTGCTGTGGCTGATGCTCCAGGTGCTGTGTTCTTTGCAGGGTATGCAGGTAAGACATCTGCTATCTATCGTTCTGTTCTAGACCAAACTGGTGTAAACCTAACTAGCCCAAGCATTATTGCAGAACTACCAACTGGTGAAATCTGCTACAGCATGATTACTTACATGGGAACCTATGTCATTCTTGGAACTAACAAAGGTGTTCGTGTAGGTATCATCACAGCAGACTCCTCTATTGTCCTTGGTCCTCTAACTGTAGAAACAGACAGACCTGTTTATGCTTTGTATGCTGAAGAAAACTTTGTCTATGCTGGTGGAGCAATCACTGACAACCAGTATCCAGAAGAATCATACGGAACATCTGGCAATACAGACTATGGTCAGAATGCTCTATACAAAATAAACCTTGCTCAAAGTATTGGTCAGAACACACTATTCTTCCCATACCAGAAAGATGTATTTGGAGAACATCCAGTATCTAGCAACTATGACTACACTGCGTATGTTTCATCTATCGCAAGAGCAGAAGACTCAAACGGTTTCCCAAGATTTATGTTTACTTTGGATTCTACAAGTGGTTCTGCTGAAGAAGGTCTTTACTCTACCGCTCCAGAAACAGGACACCCATCTGTTCCTGAAGTTGTGGTAAATGGTTGGTTGAAGACAGGTAAGATTCGCTTTGACACTACTGATAAAAAGATTTTCCAATACCTAAACATTGGTATCAGTAACAAGGCTGAGAACTTTGGTAACATTGAAGCACGATACATTACTGATGCTTCTGCTGATGAAAAGACTTCTACTTATGTAAGTCTTGGTGCTCCAGTTTACTATGACAGCAATCCAAATCTATCGTTGATTGAACTTGATGGCTCTGATGCACAGCCACACAACTGGATTCAGTACATGTTTATTCTTGGTAAAGAGCGTAATGCTGCAGGTACAAATGTGTCTGGTGAAACCAAGCGTGGTCCTATCATGCAGACATACCAAATCAAGGCGAACCCTGCAAATGTAAAACAAACTCTTGTCCAGGTTCCACTAATGTGTATGGCTAGAGAAACAACTAAAACTGGTCGTGTTGTAGAGCGTAATGTTTATGACCGTCTTATTGAGATACAGAACATGGAAAAGACTGGGGCAGTTGTAATGTTCCAAGACATCGCTGCTAATGAATCTGTTCCTTGCATCATTGAGCGTGTTCAGTTTGTATCTAAGAAGGATGCAGTCAAGCAAACTAAGCCAGACATTGATGGCGGTATTCTAACCGTGACTGTGAGGTTGGTCTAAATGTGGGAATCATTTATTATCAACTGGAGCCAGATAGTCATTGCACTTGGTGTAATAATCTCTGCCCTTATTGCTTGCTTTAGATTCTTTATTCTCAAGCCCCTTGTTCGTCTGATTGATGAACGCACTAAAGAAATCCAACCTGAAGCCAATGGCGGTTGGTCATTGTCTGATTTACACAGACGGATGGATAGAATGGAGGCTCGCTTTGATGCGATTGAAGAAAGACTCCCTAAGTCAAGGAAAAAGAAAACGGATACTAGCGAGAGTTAGTCTCGTTCTATTTCTTGCCTTCGGTTCTTTACTATTTACCCCAACTCCCGCCCATAGTGAAACTACACAGGGGCTTACACAGGATGTTTATACCTATGACTCGTCAGCCCTACCAGATAGGCTAGACACTTACACGCTTTGCAATACAAGCGTTGTTCCAAACATCAACTTTGATGTAGGTGGCGACACAGTAGCCAACTGCCAGCAAGACTTTGTTCTTATCCACTGGCATGGCTACATCACTTTACCTGCTGATGGAGAGATTGTTTTCCAGTCCTATGCAGATGATGGTTTCTACATGTCTATCGGAGAAGAAGTTGTTATAGACAACTGGTGGCTTAAAGGTTGTAGTGGTGGTCAAGGAACTCATACATTCCAGGCTGGAGTATCACAGCCAGTCAGTATTTGGTGGTATGAGTATGGTGGTGGGGCTTGCAATCTTTTATACTACAGCGACCCAGTGACAGCATTCACTCTTATCCCAGACTCTGCTTGGTCTGTTGATGCGGTCCCAGTAGTTGTTGACCCATTCCTAAACTCACCAACAAATCTTCAAACAACTGTATCTGAAAACAACATAACCGTAAAGTGGGATGCTCCTGCTGATAGTGGAACTGCTGTTGAAAGATACGCTGTGTTCTGGACTTACGATGGAGAGCCAGGATGGGGAGTTGGAGTAGTTGGTAACGAGTTTACAATCACCAATCTACCTGAGAGTAAAGACATTACAATCTGGATTCGTGCTGATAACGATACCCTTGCTGTCTACTCACAGCCATCTTATACATCTGCAACTACTGGCACTATCTATGTACCACCACCCCCACCTCCAGAGCCTCCTGTAGAGCCTGAGATTCCAGACCCACCTGTAGTCCCAGTAGAGCCTGAAGAGCCTCCTACGGTCCCTACAGAGCCTGAGAAACCCATTATAGAACCAGTCTTACCAAAGCCTACAGCACAAGAATCACTAAATACTTTGGTAGACATTGCACCTTCAGAGATGACAGATGCTCAGGTAGAGGAACTGAAAGAAGTTGCTATTTCTATCTTGGAAACTACAGAACAAGGCAGTCCAGAATACGAGGCAGCCCTTGATGCTTTATTCGTAGCAGCCCAAGCAGATGACATTGTTCTATCAGAAGAACTTGTTGCTATCCCTGTACTTGGAAATGTTGCGGTAGGTATTACAAATGCCATCAACTTTATAGGAAATGTTGGCTCAGACATGAGTCCAAAAGTTCGTGAAGAGTCAAAAAAGATTGTCGTATCAGCAGTGGTTGTAGCACAAGTTGCAGCCACAGCAATGATGACAACTGCCAGTGTAAGTGCTGGCTCAACACTAAGGAGAATCAAATGAAAAAGTTCCTAAATGATTTATTAGGTCAGGCTTGGACTCTCCTAGGAATGTTCGTAGCGTGGTTAGTTCTTGAAGGCTCTGCTAGAGAAGTAGTTGGCTGGTGCATTATCGGTACAACTATTTTATGGATGATTACCTACCCACTCCGAAAGGATGATGACTAATGTGCGATTGCCAGTGCAAAGACTGCAAGTGTCCTAAGCCAGAATAAGCGAAACCCCCTACCCAAATGTCAGCAAGAGTAGGGGGCTTCCTTTTATCCAAGGAGGTGTTCGGATAAAACTTAGTAGTTGTTCCAGCCTTGTGAATAACCGCTTGAAACAAACTCTGATTGAACGCTCTCAGTAGGTTCACCACTGAAAGAGTTTAGTTCATAAACCTCAATACCAAAGTAGCCATTGTTTCCATCTTTCTTGTATGGAGTGTAGCCCTTTTGCTCAAGAGATTCGTAGAACTTGTTACGGTCTAGAACTGACTTGCCCTTGCGGTAAGCCTTGTAAGAAGAGTAAAGGTCATTACGCTTCTTGGTCTTTACCAACTCACTACCTGGGATAGCAGTACGAACATAGTCAGGGTCAGATAGCCAAGACTGAACTGGGTCAGAATCTTCACGGAACTTCTTTACCAAATCTTTCTGTGCATCTGAAGCAGTAAACTCACCGTTCTTCATCAGTGTACGCAGAGCAGTCATAGCCT